TTTGTCGCAAGAATTTGGTTAAATAATAGCCGCTCGAAACCTCTATCATTTCTCCTCTAAGAATCCTATCAAGTGTATCTTTACCTTTTTTCTGCTTTAGTAACCAAGCTTCATTAATATGCAATTCTACAAGTAAGCGAATAGGCTCCTCAAAATCATCATCTTCTTCATTCATTAAAATCTCAGGTTTGTAAATCCTGCCAACTAAGGATGCCTCTATTGTTTCGAGTTCTTTTGCTGAATCCCACGTATGATAAATTACAACTGGGGTGTCATTCCATTTATGAGCAAAGTTAATAATCATTTGACGTGATACTAATTCAGGATATTCATAGCCCACGCCCAATAAAACAGCTTCGCCAATTATAATAGCGGGTACAATATGAGTTGCTTTGTCGCCCTCAGTGATCGTTTTAATTTCATTTTTGCGAATCTTAGCCGTTTCTTTGCCATTAATCACAATCTTAGCTGTGTTTAAGCGTAACTCTTGGTCAGCTTCGTTCTTTCGGAGAATCGTGCATTCTGTTTCATTTGCGTTTAACTTCATATTTTTCCTTTATGCCATTACCCAAAAACATTGACAATTTACATGAACGGGAATCATACCAGACCAAGGATTCTGAGAGTAAAACTTTTGACTTGATTCCATTGCATGACCAGTCACAGCCTGTGACTTGTCAATTGAGATTTGGTACTCTTGAGTTTGCGAGTATGAATATTCCTCACCTGCCAAATCCTCACATATCGGACAAGGGTCATTTGTTTCAATTCTGAAGCGAGTCACGTAATTTCGTGTGTAATAAACAAGGGTCGCAGCGTTCATCATTGCAACTGTCTGAGTATTAACGATCTGAGATGTCCTCAGTTCACCGACCTTTTTCTGTTCATCTAAAATAGCGGTCGAGATAGGATACGGTTCTTCGCCTGGTAAATATTCGGTCATAAAATTGATTAAAGCCAAGCCAGCCGCGTCCACATTAGCGTCTAACGCATTATTATAAAAATCACTTACATGAGCAGATTGCGCCTGCACGGTATTGTTTATGTCGTTAATGTCTGTTTTAATGAGTAATCTTTCCTTCGCCTCCAGCGTAGTTTCCGCCCGGTATAAACCACGATTAGCAATTAATAAAAGAAACGCTAACCACCATTCGCCTTTAAACTCTTCCTCTATGTCTTTTCGGTATTGACTTTCAAAATCTGCCCGTACTTCGTCAGGTGTATTTCCGCTGTAATTATATCTGTTATCTTTTAATATAAATTTATAGTCTTTTACCTTCTCGCTTATTTTTGCCCATTTTGCTGAATCTGCTTTCTGCCATTCCAATAAAAGAGATGAAACCCCAGCATTTCCACGTATAGACGTGAGCTTATGATCACACGTTGGCATTTCACTGTAAAATTCGCAGAGCTTACACATCTTCATTCTCCGGCACTATGAATAATTCAGGATAGAGTTTTACGATATCCTTTTCACTTACAAGTGTTCCAAGTCCTAAAGCAAAAGCTGAGATTAAGTTCTTAATCGTTTCTGATTTCAACTTATTTGTTTCAGCTGTTTCTTTTGCTGTTGGTTCTGATAAAACGTCAAACTTCCAATAGTAGTCAATTGGGTTGATAAATTTAAGTAATATTAATCGGTCAATAAATAAATTAAGTATGTAAGGGATTGCGAAGTTTGTTTGACGGCTCCGAGTGGTGTCGTTCATGGAGTCGCGATCTTGTGTACTTGCAAGCTCTCCGGCTTCATTTCCGGTAAACATGCGCTTAGGATATTCTGTCTTCATGGAGACAAGCCCGGAATTCGTATCAAAAGAAGGAATTGGCGAGGCGGGACGTGACTGCATGGATTTTAATTTGCCACCTTGTACGGTTACAACTCCGAAGCCACGGTCTATCGTTTTCTTGCCTGCCCTAATCATAGTTTCCATCAAAGGCTGTTTTTTCTTTGCGGAGTCTTCTAATAGATCAAACTCGGATGCATCTTCAAGCAAGGGGCTCTCCTTATCAACTTCAATTCCTAAAATATAGCAAGCTGCTCTAAATATTCCCTCTGATCCTGCACCGGCTTCTTTTATCATATCTTTTGCTTGGTTATAAATATCCATTAAGTAAGGATCTGATTTTACTTTTGATGTGCGGGATATGTGAATCACTCGAGTCCAGTGATAAGTTACCGTTTCAATTGTATCACCTACAATGGCTCTGATTTTATATGTTAAAGGCTGCCCGTATCTTGGACTTAATTTATCATGATCGTATGTATTAATTATCGCTTCCAATTGTCCATATTCTTGGATCCAAGCAATTGTCGACGCTCTATCGACGGGTGTTTCAGGTGCACCCGGGAAGCCGAACACAATTATAGAGTATTCAGCTAAATGACACAGCCTGTCTGCGCTCTCGAATAATGGGAATATGGAAAAGGTCTTAAATAATTCATTTAAGATCTTCTTTTCACGATCTGATTTTGTAATAAGTAGCGGGCGTTTTTTCCATGTCTGCCGTGCAGGTTTATTTATAATAGCTTTTGCAACGACGTTGAATTTGTAAATATCGTTGTAATCATTAAGCGTTAAGTTTGCGGGATCAGACCATTTAAAGTTTAATAGCATATCCGCTGTCATATCTTTATGGCTCACATCCGTGTTAAAAAGTGTACGATAGCTATCAATATCACTTTGCAAGCGTGAGTTTTTACGTTGTAATAGATTGTTTTGACTTATGATTTTTGCTTTTCTCATTGTGAGAAGGTAAATCATAAAGTATTTATTTACAAATAAATTCTTTTTATATGGCAAAATACATAACATTTTGGCATATTGTGTCAATTATGATGTGAATTTATATGTTTTTTGTAAAAATTTAGGTTAATGAGTATAACACTAATTTTTAAACTTGTCAAGGATAAAATAAAAAACCCTCGGTTAGGAGGGTTTTGACTTTCTTCACACGCGAATGGAAAAAAAATCAAGTTATTTTTAATTGCTGATCGCTCATAACTTCACTCGCCCGCATTGGGCGATTACCGTAATATCTTAAACATGAAACTAAACTATCCGGTGCGTCGTTGGGTTCCATTGATTCTTCATAGTCAGTGACTTGATCTAAATAGCTCGAATACTTCGTAGCGTTGCGGTCTGCTTCTTCGTCTAATTTATCTTCCCATTCTTTTGTTGCCTGTAGAAAATAGATACGCTTCCAATACTTTTGTAAAAAGAACTCTATCTTGACATTTTTGTTCATATCTTCATGGTAATCTTTTGCTCTGATACCTTTTGATTTTAGTTCTTTTGTCAAATACCCCTTGTCAGAGTTTCGTTCACACCACACTGTTCCGCATTTAAAACGTGTGACTAATTCTTTAATATCCTCCATGCAATCGTCAACGTGTCGATAGTAGGTGACCCCAAACGCATAAATCCTCTGAACCTCTTTGTTTACTTTTAAAATTGTAAACGCGGTGTAATGTACTCCGCTGTATCGTGCGTCAATATGACCAATGCCGTTGTATAACATTTCATCTTTGCTTTGTGCTGCTGTCAAAATACGTGGATCAGTCCATCGCTTATTCTCATCGGAGGCTAAAGTCATTTCATAGTTTAGAGCGTATAATGTTGATCCTATCTTCTCTCTGATTTTTGCAAGTTGGTCATCTGAGAATATCCCGCTCTCTTTTACGGTGACTATCTTGTCAGGTTTTGCGGTCATTGTACTGGATATGCCAAATAGATCATCCTTGTGCCAGATTGTACCGGTGTTACCGATCGGCGGTTCATCTTGTCCCGCAACTGGATTGGCTAAGTTTACCAATTCCTTGAAAAAGTCAATAGTTTTTTCTCTCTCAACTTGCTGGCGTCGGTCTTCACGGGCCACGATGTCATCGGTAATATAGTAATCTTTGTGAGCGCCGGTGACTGATCCTTTGATACCGGCTGCCTCAAATTGCGGGTCACCTCCGACCGTCTGACTTATGTTAGTATCTATCTCGGCGTAATTGTCAACTGTTAATCTCAGGGTAACACCCCAAAGTTTCTGAACGTAGTATTGGGTTTGTTTATGTACTAAAATTGCTCTCAAACCCTTAGTAAACTTCTTGATCAACTTATCGGTTTTTCTGAATAATCCAATAGTCAAATGAGGATGGGTGATCATGACAATCGCAACGGCGATCATTAAGCAAGTTGTCTTAAAAGATCCACGGTGTGCGTGGCGAGTGAATGGGATCCCGTGTGTTATTCGACATACATCTAAAACGATCCAATCGTTATGAAATGGTTTTAGTTTCTTAAAGCCCAAATCCCCGGCATATAAACCGGGGTGTCTTAAAAGAATATTAAGAATGTTTGATTGTTCTTGTGTTAATTTATCGTTCATTATCAAGCATATCTGATCCCATTAGTTTTCTAAATTTAGCTATTTCTTTTTTCCTTCCAATTCACAATCCAAATATTTTAAGATAAGCTCGTTTAAGTCCTTACAGATTTGATCTGCATCGTGTTTAGTAGTTAATTTACATTTTAATCTTATATTATAATATTTTATTGGCGAAGTCATTTTAACGTTCTCAACAACAAACATATTCTTGACATTTTCGTCAAGCAACATCGTGTATTTAATTAAATTTAGATTGTTCATATTTACTATCCTTCGGTTTAATCCCAATTCACCATCGAAACGCCACTAAGGGTTTACTTACGATTTGTTAGTTTTGGTGTTTCAATCTCTTTTTTCTCTATTGGTCTAATATATTTGAATGAACTTGGAGTATCTCTGTCCTCATCATACACAATGTAAGGATCTGATAATATCTTAAGATATGATGAAAAATACCAGTCACTATATTCACTCCAATTTTTGCCGTCATCAGACACCTTCACCTTATCACCTTGCTCAGGGAGTGGAAAGGTGTCGGAGGGTTTGAAATCACTACCATCTTCCACAACTTTACCCCAAAACCTTTTATCTAAATGCTTTAAACATTTCACAACTTTCATTTTAATTCCTTATATACCTCGTCAAGATAATCCGCTATGCGTTTGGCTTGAGCGTCCATTTCTTCTTTTGAGAGCATACCTTCTATCTCTAATTTGTTCTTAGGTTTAAAGTCAGAATCGGTGCGGTCAAGTACGTATTTGCTCGTGTCGATGTCACCATCACCCTTGCCGGTTCCAAGCACCTTTTTAGCTATATTAAATTTGGCGTGCATTTTAACATCTTCTCTCAACTCCTCTTTTCTGTTTATAAACTCTGGGTTTTCCTCTTGATAATTAAAGAGAGTTGTTCTACTTATCCCAGCATATCTGCAAGCTTGAACATCCGATAAGCCGTTGATAAAACCTTGCTCTAATTTATTTACAGTCAATTCCGTCATAACAGTAGGTCTGCCGCCTGCGTGCTTACGTTTTGTAGGGGTCTTTTTCTTCTTGGCGACCGACTTTTTTACTACTGCTTTAGATGGGTTTGGCATGGTTGTTCCTTTTGATATTATCGTATTTCCAATAATCGCAACTATCAACGCATTCTATTTTTTCCGGGAAATGCTTTTTTCATTTTTCAACACATCTTCTTTGCATATATTAATTGTTATTTTGTTTCCGTTTATTTCTTCATGTAGGATTGCAACTTGTCGTAATAATAGTTTTAGTTTTCTAACTTTATGTATAAGTCTATTATAATTTACAAGTTTAGCTTTTAATTTTACAGTATAAATTCCTATCTGTTTTCCATGATAAAACTTTTCACAGAACGCGTCTCTATTTTTATTCACTTTCATTGTCCCTTCCTTTCTACCGCTTCTTTAAAATTCCATTTTTTAGCTACACTCTCAGCTTCTTCTTGGCATCTAAAACAGATTTTCTCAAGGTGAGGGTCATCTTGGAGGTAATATTCGATTGTCGGTTTGGCTTGGTTTCGGTTCTGGTGTGTTCTGACACATTGTATTTCAAGTTGTTTTGGCAAAACGCAGTATTCTTCATGTGTAATGACTTTTCCTGATCCTCTGCATAATTGGCAAACTTGCCGGGTATTGGTTTTAGTGAGTAAAAATCCCAGTCCGTCGCAATCAGAGCACTTTGCGATTACATTCTTTGTACTTATTATCCATACTTTATCATTAGGTTTGTATAATGTTTTTATGATCATTTACTATCCATCATATCATGATATTCGACTATCTTTTCAACTCCACAGCGCGTACAACGTTCCACCAAATTTGGTGCATCTGATCGTTTAATGTGATATGGGTTTCTAAAAATAGATAGGAGATGGGGGAATTTAGCAGTAATGCGCTTTTTATACATATTCCATACATTTCGCTTCATGATTATTACACTCACAACTACGGGGTAACTGTGCCCGTACTTCTTTTCACAACCTTTGCAATTTTTGATAACTCCTGTTTTCATGAAAATATCGCTTGTATTCATTTTATGTCCTTTAATTTAAGTTTTTTAGTTAGGATTTAAAAGGATTATTATTTATTCTCATTTGGTTCCATCATTTTTATTATACTATTTTCGGATACAACATATTCAATACCATTTTTATCTTTAATTGTGTAATTAATTGTATTTGGTGCAGGATCCCAGTCCTCAGTAATATACATTTCTACTCCAGTTATTCCCCATACTTCACCAAAACCATCATAAAATTTTTGTTTTGATTTGAATCTCGGTTTTATAGTTTCTTTATTTTCTTCATTACAATCACAATGATCTTTGTCGTGGTGTAGGTATGTAAATGCAGTTGTATATAACCAGTGCCTATTGATAAATGTAAGGTTCATCTTGTCGAGTTCGCCCGTTAGCTCTTTTAAGTATTCACCGTGTTTGCAATTTGATTTATGTCGCTCACTTTCTTCGATAAATTGCTTTTCTCGCCTTTCTTGTATTTTTTCGTTTGCTTTTTTTACATCATCATTCGTCCAAACTATCTCAAATTTATCTTTCGATGACATCGGATAAATAGTTGTTAAATAAAACGCAACGCCATTGCCTTCAAATGTGTAGTGATATGGTTCTTTTGGTATTTTATGAATTCTTAGGGCGCTTGCGAGAAAATCAACAGCGTCTCTGACTTCTTTCTTCTTTTTGATTGCCCTGCCCATCTCTACTCCGATGACCGTAAATAAACATCCAATTAAAAATCCCATTCCTAAATATTGTAAAAATTCCATTTTATCCCTTTCGTATTAACACCTTGTCTGATTTTTTGTGTCGATTACATATCCAAACGCTGGATAGATTAACATTTTACCCGTCCATCCGCAATATGGACATTCGGCAAATTTGCGTTCTGAGATCGGTTTGATTTCTTCAAACGTCTTTTTACAGGCTTGGCATTTGTATTTGTATAGTGGCATAATTTTTAAAGGGCGATCAGATATTTTATGTTATGACCGCCCGTTTATTAGGCTCTTTGGCAGGATTACAAACCTACATTGATGCCTCAACCACCCGCCAACCCTGAGGAACAGTCTGGTTGTTTTTCAGTTCCATCATTACGAGTGTGCGTTTTGTATATTTTCGCCACAAAGAGCCATTGATTTCAATTAACAAAGACCAGACTACTCAGCGAAATAACTCAAGGGATTAAGGAAATGTGCTTTTCATCTGGTCTATTTGGTTTTTTGTTTTCATTCATTTCCCTTAAATATATCTTCAACTTAACTATGTTTATCGTTAATGTCAAGGGTTATTAGAACATTTTTACTTGCGAACAATTCAATACTTTTTCATTTGCCTCTTTAAAATAGTTCTTTTTGATCTCAAAACCGTACGCTTTGCGGTTACAATTCACGGCTGCTAATAATGTGCTTCCACTTCCAGCCACGGGATCTATAACAACTTCGCCACGGTCAGTAAACAGCTCTATCAGTTGTTCAAGTAATTTAACGGGCTTTTGTGTCGGGTGAACTTTAGCCGTGTGTGTGTCTTTGTGCCAGTCAAAACAATTAAAAAACATCTTGCCATGATTATTGAATTTCGGGAGCTTATCACGATATAATAAAACAGCGTATTCACAGTTCCCGACCACTCGCATATTTGCTTTTAAAACCTGAGCTGAGAAATTTTTACGGAATATCAAGTTTATATAATTATTCAATCCATATTCTTTCGCCTTTTCGATTAACTCAAATTGCTGTTCAAATGAGCAAAATACGATCATGCAAGGTGCTTTCCCTTTTTCTTTCGGCTCTTTTTTTATCATTCGATTGCAGAAATGCAAAAACTCTGAAACTCGAAAGTCTTTATCGGTATCGAAAAACTCAGTATTTGCCAATTTGCTTTCACCGTTCTTGTTGTCACCGCCCTCATACCAGCTCGGATTTGATCCGTAAGCATCTTTACCGACATTATAGGGTATGTCTGCTATCACAAGTTGAGCCTTTGGAATATTATAAGATTTGTAGTTCTGAAAATGATCGTTAATTAATACAGGTTTGTAGACTTCGTTTTCTTTTTTCTTTTTATAGTCTTGAATTTTTGTGTCAGTCATAATTCCACCCCCAAGAACCTTTCAGATCGTTCCATAAAATCACTTGGTTTCCCTACGCCTTTATAAGTATTCCAATATTTTTTCCAATACCACGATCGCTCCTCACGGGTTGAGGGGAACGCCTCAAAGATTCGTTTATAACCTAATCTTTCAAAAATAATGGATAACTTCCAATTATACTTGAGAGATTCAAAGGTAACCAAGTTTATATCTATTTGCCATTTGTCCCATATCTTTTTATTATGTTCCTGGCAATTCTCAATTATATCATCGTACTTTATTCTGTCGATCTGGGGGAGTCCCATGCCTTGTTTGTCGTCGGTATCGGGCATATTGCCAAGCAGGGTTTCGGCGCACATCGTTTCCATTAGCATATTGTAGCTGTCGATATACTTTTGATTATGTTCGTCATTTATTATTAATTCATCATCAAAAAAAGCGCAGACTTCACCTGTGAATAACTCGATCTCTTGTCTCGTTGCTATGCCGTAATACATTTTATACTCTCCTAAAATAAAGTTTGTTGATTAAAATGATCGTTTAGTCTTTTACAAGTTGCTTCGAAATAATCTGTATCTAATTCATACCCCACTAAATCAAAGCCCATTTCCCAACAAGCGATTGCGATTGAACCTGAGCCAAGATGTGTATCGAGTATGCGGTCGTTTTCTTTTGCATAGTTTTTTAATAACCATTTGTAAAGGGCTACGGGTTTTTGCGTTGGATGTATTTTACTTTCTTTATCTTTTCCCATTTTTTGCTGAACAAATCCGCTCCATGTATATTTATATTTCCTTACTGGGCTTTTAAATGATGTCCAGGCAAGCTCGCAATCTGCAAAATCTGTAGCACCATTGTTTTTATCCCAAACAATCCAACAACTACTATCATAAGGTATTTTTGAAATATAATGATTTGCACCCCAAATTATTTGATTTTGTGTGCATCTCTGCAGTTCTATAAAATATTTTTCTGTAGGTATATTATTATCCCAATCGCCTCGTTTATAAGTTTTGGGTTGTCTGTATAATCCGCCACCCTCACCAAGCGATTGTTTATTAATTCCTATCCCATACGGAGGATCAACAATAGCAAGCTCAAATTCATTCTCATGCATCTTCGATAAGGCAGGCATACAATCTTCGTTGTAAATCTCTATCGTGCGACCCGTGGCTTCGTTTGTCCATTTCACTATTCACATCCTCAATTTATCATATTCAATTTTCAAACCTTCATACACATCTTTCACAATTTAATCCCTTTTTGTTTCGCCAACTCTTTCGCTTTCTCGCGATAATATTTAGCGATTTGTTCAATTTCAAATGATCCCATTTTTGTATATATGTGTTTTGTGGCGATCAGTTTTTCCACCGTTCCAGCCCCGTATTTCTTTATCATGAATAGCGAGTATTCAGCGCCGTTCCCTTCGCAAAATCTATTGCAATGCCTACATTGAGCGTTCACGTTTTTCTCATTAAATCGCAAGGCTTTGAATTGTCGATTAACGAAATGACCAGCGTCCATGTTTTTCCAATAACCCATTTTTCCGCAAGTACAACAATTGCATACTCCGTCTTCGCTATCTCGGAGGCGTATAAAAAGGGAGAACCATTTGTCAGCGGTTGCTATTTTCATAAATACAATTCTCTTTCTTCTTTTTTAAGATCATCCAACTCCCAGCCTACACACCATATGATGTCGCAAGTTTTTGCGCAGGTGTGATTGTATTTGCAGTTTTGGCAACATTGCATATTATCATTCTCAAGTTCTGTTTTTGATAATAAATCACCCAAATCATTACTATATTTTTGCTCTTTTCTAATTTGTTTGTCGTCTGCTATTAGGTTTTCGATATAATTATCAATCCAATCATTTGTTCCCAATATTTCCAAAATAGTTGATTCGTCAACATAAGAGTTTACTGTCTCTTCCGTAAATTTTATCAATTGTTCTCTCAAGTGTTTTGGAGATTCCAGTTCTTTAATTCGCTTGTTGGCTACTATTAGTTTATGTATTACTGATTTCTTTTCATCATAAATCCATTCAAGTTTACTGTTACATAACGGACATTTTCCGTTCTTTACATTTTTATGCAATATTTTTATTTCACAAGTATGACACATCCATATTCCATCGTATTCTTTATTCATTTTATTTCTCCTCTATAAATTCATTAATTTTTTTCTTGCATCAGCAACACATTTATAATCACCAATTTCAACGATAAATGCTCCATATCTTTCATATATCACTCCATGTTGTGCCAAATGCCTTGTTGATTTATTGTGTACTCGATATAATATCCCTTGATATAAATATACACCATCTTTTTTTAATTTGGCTTTTTCTATTATGGTATTTACATCTTCAGCTCGCATCTATTTTCTCGCTTGTTGGTATAAATTTAGATCCGTTCACATAGCCTTCTATTTCTATTTCTTTTTCATTCTCTGATATTTTTACAAGTTCAATGTTTAGCTTTTTCATTATATATCCTTAAATTTTACGATTTCGCTGTCAAATATCATTGGTATATTTCCAGTTGCTCCGTTCCTATTCTTTTCAACAAGCATATAATTTTCGTTTATATCATCTGAATTTTGTGAATAATAATATTTCCGGTAGAGTAAAATAACCACGTCCGCAATTTGTTCAATACTTCCACTTTCCCTTAAATCAGATAATTTTGGTTTATTGTCAGCTCTGCTTTCAGTTGCACGATTAAGTTGTGATAACAAAACAATAGGAATATGTAATTCTTTTGCAAGATTTTTTAATTCTTGGACTATGAAAGTAACTTCCCTCTCTCTTGACGGCTCATTTCCAGTTCCATAAATTAATTGCAAATAGTCAATAAATATGATCTCTATTTTACCTTCATTATATAATTGCCGTGCTTGTGATTTGATCTCATAAACATTTAACCCAGCTTTATCATTTATCATAATATCCTTTTTCCGCAATTCATTGACAGCATCAAGATATAAATTACTATCCCTATCTTGTACATTATTCAACTTAATGCATTCATGTGTTATTTCAGATTTCATTGATATAAATCTTTGTCCTATCTGCCGTAATGACATTTCAAGCGAAAAGAAACAAACCTTAATATTTGCCATTATCATATTTAAAATAAATGACATTGCCAAAGCAGTTTTGCCCATGCTTGGTCTCGATCCAATTATCACTAAATCGGTAGGAAAAAAACCGCCGAAACGTTTATCATATCTTTCAAATCCCGTGTAATATGATCTGTTTAATAACTTTTGTGCTTCTGTCATCATTTCAGATCCATTTACAAATCCATCTTTATCATAAACTAAGTGATTTAATTGACCCTGTATATCATTTATAGTTTCAATACTTTCAGTATTCCCATTTGATTTACGAACTAAAATTTCGCCTATCTCTTTTAATTTTCGTAATCTTGAATGTTCAAGAATTACATTAATATAATGCTGATAATTTGCGCCCGTAGGAATACGATTAATAATTAAACTAATATCTAAAGGGTCTATTTGTTCGTCAACTATAGCAACCGCATCAATAGGTATTCCAGCTTCATATAAAATTTTTACTTTTCTAAATACAACCCGTGCATTTATACACACAAAATCACTTTCATTTAATTGCTCAATAATATAATTAGCTTTATTATGTGCAATCGCACAACTCAACACACATATTTCATTATCTATTTTAATCATAATAAGTTCCGTTTGAATTCGTCAGTTATTGAGTTCGGTTTTTTTACTTCATCATTCCAACATTCACCGTTTAGCCATGTAGTTGGA